AAATAGCAGAATTAGCAACATGATTAGCAGCTGCGTCTCCGACCCTCGTGTTGTTGTTGGTGTAGAACGCTGGGACGGAGATGAAAATCTACTTGGTGTGATGAATGGTGTAATCGACTTGAACACTGGTGAACTACTACGTGGTAAGCCGGACCTATATATTACAAAGCGTGCTCCAGTTAACTACACTCCTGGACTCCGTAACGTTCGCTGGGAGCAGTTTATTGACTTTGCAACTGGCGGAGACAAGGAGCTTCAGGACTGGATTCAAAGAGCGGTTGGTTACACGTTAACTGGTATGAATAATCAGGACATAATGTTCTTGGTTTACGGCCCTCCCGGGTCTGGTAAAAACACTTTTGTTGAGACTATTGTTGAAGCACTCGGCACCGAGCAGTATGCTGGAGCACTTTCTTCTGAAGTTCTTGCTGCCGGAGATGGGCGATCTACCTCTTCTGACCAGTACTATCTGGCTGAGCTTCGCGGTAAGCGTATGATTTGGGTCGACGAGTTGCCTGAGACTGAGCGTCTAAAAGAAAACAAGATTAAGCAACTTACCGGTTCATCTACTATCCAAGCACGTTCTCCTGGCGAAAAGCCATTTACATTCCGTGCACAGGGTAAATTGTGGGTAACAACTAACCACCGCCCTATGATTACTGATGATGCTATGTGGCGTCGTATTCGTCCTATCCCGTGGGCAAACGTAGCAGAGAATCCAGATCCAGCATTAAAGTCTTACTTAGCTGACCCTGAGGGTGGGCTTCCAGCGGTGCTTGCTTGGGCTGTTGAGGGTGCAATCAAGTACTTAGGCTCATCTGCTCGTGACCCGCTTGGTTGGTGCTCTGCTGTTCGTGAGGCGGCAGATATTTATCGTAAGAATGAAGACCGTATTGGTCTCTTCCTAGACGAAGAAACACGCGAAACCGAGGGTGCTTCGGTACTTGTTAAGCAGCTATTTTCTATCTATAGAATGTGGTCTGATGAACGCGGTGAACGCCCAATGACTCAGATTGCATTCCAGCGTAAGTTGACCGACCGAGGGCTACCTATTTTTGGTCAAGGAGCTAGAGCCGAGGTTAGAAACCGAACTCAGATGCCGAGGATAGTTGAAAATACTGAAGTTGACTGGATAACTGCTACACGTTTTGCACGTAATATTTAGTATTTATGTGGTAGGATATCAGTGTGTTTCTCGGGAGAGAGTAATGACACCAAGGGGTCTGCGTAAAGCAGGCCCCTTGAACTAAATCTTATAAATTAAGGAAAACCATGCACGTAAGAATTGCTACTCCTATGTACGGTGGAAACTGTAAAGGTATATACGTAGACAGTATTTTAGGCCTAACCTTTGAACTAGCTAGAGCTGGGCATGAAGTTTCTTTTTCCAAGGTCTATAATGAGAGCCTAATTACCAGGGCAAGAAATAATCTTGTTTATGAATTTTTAAATAGCACTGCTGATGTCTTACTATTTGTAGATGCAGACGAAGGATTTAACGCAGCCGATGTTGTTAAAATGTTGGAATGTGATAAAGACATTATTGGTGGCATCTACCCGATGAAAAATATTAACTGGGAAAATATTAAAAAAGCTGTACTAGCTGGAAAAGAAAATTTAGCAGAGTATACTGGATTTTTTGCACTAAACATGTTGCCTGGAGAAACTCAGATAAGACTGAATGAGCCGATTGAAGTTACAGAAGTAGCCACTGGTTTGATGGCTATTAAACGTTCTGTTTTTGAAAAAATGGAAGAACATTGTCCAAAGTACGCTTTGAACAATAGTACTGCTAACTTTGAGTTTGACAAAATGGTTACAGAATTTTTTGCAACTAGCATTACTCCAGAAGGTATTCTGTTGTCGGAGGATTATCACTTCTGCCGTAAGTGGAGATCGTTAGGTGGTCAGGTTTATGCAGCCCCTTGGATTTCTGTAGATCATGCGGGAGAATACATATTTAGTGGACGGTTTGCTTCTCACATAACACTAAATGGAACTAAAAATGAATAAGAATGACATCAAGTAATTTAGTTCAAAAATCTGTGGCTAATGGTGGCAAACTTGCCCCTTTGGTTATCTCTAACGGATTAACTTCCGGTACTGGGCTTATGAACCCGTCTGTTTTTGTCAACTCTAAAAACGAGATTCTTGTAAACCTCCGTCACGTCAACTACACTTTGTATCACTCGGAGAACAATCAACGATTTATTAGTCGCTGGGGTCCGCTTTCTTATCTACACCCCGAGCAAGATCAGGCTCTTCGCACAACTAACTATATCTGCAAGTTGGACTCTAACCTGTCTATGGTTGGCTACGGCGCTGTTGATACATCGAAGCTGGACATAGAGCCGCTGTGGGAGTTCACTGGTCAAGAAGACTGCCGACTGGTCCAGTGGGGTGGTGACTACTACAACATCGGTGTTCGTCGCGATGTAACCCCGGATGGTCAGGGGCGCATGGAGATCAGCAAGTTGGAGATTGACTGGGATACCTGGGAAATCAAAGAGGTATCTCGATTGCGCATTCCTGCTCCTGGTCTTAATGACTCTTACTGCGAAAAAAACTGGATGCCGATAGTAGACAAGCCTTTTCACTTTGTGAAGTGGACTTCTCCAACTGAAGTTGTGAGGACTTGGCCAGACGAACCAGCCCGCTGTGAGCAGGTATCCCTAACCCCTGGACTAATTCCACCAAAAGACCAGCGGGGTAGTTCCCAAGTGGTGCGATGGGGCAATGTCTACATTGCTATAACGCACGAGGTAGATCTTTTTAAAAACTATCTGGACCAAAAAGATGGAATCTATCGCCATCGCCTAGTTGTTTGGGACGAGCAGTTTAATCTTATTGGGCTATCTCCAGAACCGTTCACGTTCTTAGAAGCTCGCATTGAGTTTGTAGCTGGTGCTGCAAAGTATGAGAATGATCTTCTGATTAGTTTTGGTTTTCAAGATAACGCTGCGTTTGTTTTAAGAACCCCTAAGATTGTTGTTGAAAATTTGATTATGGAGGCGTTGCGTTATGAGTTCTAATGAAATCATTGAACAACTGATTGTTGACGCATCTACAGATTCGCTAAATCCGGAAAAGAACTTCAACATTGCCCTTGAGTATGAAAAATTGGGGCAGACTGCATCTGCTGTTGGGTTTTATCTTCGAGCCGCAGAGTATGGGTACAAAACTGACCCACTCACTGCGTACTGCGCTCTGCTTAAAATTTCTATTTGCATCGAGGGGCAGAAGAACCGCGACCTTACAGTTAGCAATGTCTTGTTGCAGGCAGTAGCTTTTTTACCTGACCGCCCTGAAGCATATTTTCTTTTGTCAAGATTTTATGAAAAGTCTGGTCTATGGCCAGAAAGCTACGCTTATGCAGTTATGGGCACTATGTACAATCGACAGTTTATGGGCTTACCGTCAGACGTTGGTTATTATTCTTGGTACTCGTTAAACTTTCAAATAGCTATAGCCGCATGGTGGGTTGGACGTAAGGAAGATAGCATCGAGATTTTAACTAACATAGCAACCGACCACCGTTCCCCAAAGCTATATAAAGATGCTGCAAATGAAAACTTAGATAGGCTGGTTCCAGATGTTGATGTTTGATATCGGGGCTAACCGTGGGGACGCAACTGTAGCTGGCGTAAACTTAGGGTACAAAGTTATTGCACTAGAACCAGCTCCTAAAGTGTTTGCCGAGCTTGTACGTAATTTTATTTATGACCCAAATGTGGTTCCGCTAAGACTGGCTGTGTCCGAAACTACTGGCGACAGAATAGAGTTTTACGAATGCGTTGAAGATGGGCTGTCCACTATGGAAAAGTCTTGGTTGACTGACTCGTCTATGCCTTACAACGGTAAAGAGTTTAGAACTATCTACGTGAACACATGCACCATGGATTGGTTAGTCGAGCAATATGGGATGCCGGATCTTATCAAGATTGATGTTGAGGGGGCGGAGTGGGCTGTCTTTAGGGGTATGACTAAAAACTACGGAAAGCTTGCTTTTGAGTGGACACAAGAAACTTTGGATCAGCACGAAGAGCAACTTTTGTATTTAAAGTCAATTGGTTACACCAAGTTTAGAATGCAATTTATTGAGCACCACCTGCAGGAACCTGATATTGAATGGTCGCCAATTAAATCTAAAAATGATCTAAAAAAGCTGAGAGAAAAACTTGCCCTAGAGTGGGAGCAAGTTGGTTGGAAAAAAGCAAACCTACGCCCTACATCGGATGTTGGAATGCTTTGGGCTATTTAGTAACTTTTATTTATTAAACTTTACCCATATGCGTTCGTGCCAGTAGTACACAACAACCTTAACAACCACTTCTAGACTGACTATCTGAGCAGCAGTCTCAAACTTGCCTGTGATGAATAAAGCAATTAAAAAAGTGTTTATGCTTTGCCAAACCCTATATGTTATTGCTTTAGTAATAGAGATTTTTCTAGAACTAGCCACTATAGCCCCAGTTCGGCACGCTTTTTAGTTGCTGAGATAGCCTGAAGTTCTGGGCTCAGTTCTACCTTCTCGATTAGGTAGCCGACATCACGCCCGTAAACAATGTTTGTAATGTTTGGTAGACGCATCTTTAGGGTATCTGGTTGCTCTGGAATGAACTCGACTACTTGATGAAAAGTGAGAGGGTCTTTCTCGGAAGTGCCGTAAGTGTTTCGGATACCGACTAAGACTTGCTCGGTTCGGTTATGTGCTTCCTCTTTTAGAGCTTGATGACCCTCGTGCCAAGGCTGGTAGCGGCCTAGCATCAGAGTTGTTGGGGCAGACCAGTCGAAAAGGCTAAACTTTTTAATTACTTCGTCAGCCATTTCTTTGTCTGACTTCCACTCGTAAAAAGTGTGGTCAGCGTCAATGACTGGAATCCACATAGCGTCTGTATCGGAAAAACGACTAGAGGCAATAGTGTTCATCACAATCTTGATGTCTGGGGTGCCGAACGCTTTACGAGTTGCCTTAGTTGGGCAGATAAAGTCAACAATTACAGTGTGACCTTGCTTAGATAGCAAGCGAGCCATCTCAGCGAGGCGACGAGCGTTTTCTGCTCTATCTTTCTCACTAAAGCCTAGGTCAGAGTTTAGGGTGGAGCGAACCTCGTCTGCGTTTAGGTGAATAGCGTTTAGACGCTCCTTTAGGGCTTCTGCCAAGGTTGTTTTACCTGAGCCTGGTAGTCCTAGGATTTGAATAATCACTGCACTTTGTCTTTCACATAGTTGTAGAGTTCTAAGTCTAGCGAGTTGTTTTCGTACACTCCTGCAATCTCTTCTTCAGTTAAAAGTGCCTTCAGTTTAGCAGTGGTCCACTCGTTGCCTTGGTTATCAGTGAATATGCTGTAGTTGAAGGTAGGGTTTTCGTTGACCAGAGACGCTCTAAACTCTTCTTCAATATCCAGGTCGTAGTTTTCTTTGAACCAGTTGCAAACATTGGTAGTAAATCGGTCATGGTTTTCCAAGGTGTCGATAATAGTCATCTTGTCTACTTGAGATTTTGCGTATTCAATTGAGGTCTTATCGTTTGCAATCATCCACTCTTTCCAAAAACTACCGTGAGAAGGCTGGGTTTCAAACTTAATCGAGCCATCTTCAGGAAGTAGTTTATTAATGTGTTTTACATAAAAAATAGCCTCTTCAACCCCATTACAAACAAATTTTGTTTGCAAGTTATTATTATTTACAAACTTTTCATCCGTAAAAAGAAAATACTTAAATAGGTTCCCAATATCATCTTTTGTATATTCTTCAAAATAAACTGACCAAGCATCAGTCATCATTGCCCAAGCAAACTGACTCACCATTCTGTCCAATGGGTCTCTAAAGACACAAGCAGTCTCGATTTCTGGGTAGTTATCACTTGGGTGTGAGCCGTAGTGAGTTTGAACAAAGGCGTACTTATTGTAGCCATCAAAGTTTTGAGTGATATTAGAAAAAACTTTTAAACCGTTGTCTTCTAGAATTGGAATAAGGTTTTTAAATCCTTTTCCTCCGCATTTTGGAATGTGTAAATACGAGAGTGTTTTCATTTGTTATCCCTTCACTTTTAAGAATGTAAAACTAGTTCCGTCTCCACTAGAAGTACTAAGCGACGAGGAATCCCCCGTTGCATTGTCAGGAACAAAGCGTTTTACAGTAACTGCTGCGGTGCTATAAACATCAAATACTAAAATAGCACTAGCAAAACTTGCTCTAGAGCGTAGCAATGCGTTAATTGGTATTGTTGCAACTCCCTTAACCCCAGAGATTGCTGGAATAGTTACTTCTGACGAGGCTAGTCCGCCCAAAGATACATTATTAGTATCTTTTGACCAAAGTTTAACAGTAACTATAGCCGCAGTATTATTTGCCTGTGTTTGAATAATTATGTTTCCACTAACTATCCAAGAAGCATCTCCCAAAGCACTGGTTCCATTGATAGTAATGTTGCTACCAGTAAAAAAACCAACCTCAGTCCAAGTATTTGCTGCTACTGCGACATCAGCACCCATAGGCATATGGGCTACTTTGTTTGTGTTTGGATTGGCACTGGTAATGCTTGTAGTTAGATTTAGTGCATTAGCAGTGACTAATGTACCACTGATTGTAGTACCAGTGATTGCACCCGTTGAAGTAATCCCAGCGACAGTGAGAGCACCTGCGTAAGACACATTGGCTAAGGTAGTTCCAGCAGCATTTTTAATGTCCAGTAAGTTTACATATGAGTAGGCAACTATCGTTACACCAGTTACGCTAAAGGAGTTTGGGTACCCAGGATAGTAAATATAGAAATAATAACCACCATAGTTGACAGCATCATAATAGAGAGATGCACTAAATGGAGTTCTAAGTCCAACTGGTGAATTTGAGCCAGTCAGGTAGACAGTGTAGCCATTATTGTTTGTAAGACCAGATGGTAATGTCATTCCTATTGAAAAATAGTAGTAGCCATTGCCTTTATCATAGTAAGTGTATACTGCTGTAAGAGGTGTAGTTATTGTCCCTTGATTAATAACCACTGGGGCAGTGTTACCGCTTGTGGTAGCAAAAGTTTGAGTAGCAGTAAAAGTATTATTTGCTGAAAGTGAAACTCCACCAGCCCCGCTAATTCCTTGAACACCCTGAGTTCCTGTTCCAGTTAAACCTTGAAGACCTGTGGTTCCTTGTGTACCAGTTATTCCCTGAGTTCCAGTGGTTCCAGTTGTACCTTGTAGTCCTGTTGTTCCAGTTGTTCCCTGAGTTCCAGTTGTACCTTGAGTACCTGCCCCAGTTCCACCTTGCGTGCCAGTTGTGCCTTGAGTGCCTTGAGTACCTGTCCCAGTAAGACCCTGTGTACCAGTTGTACCTTGAGTGCCTGAGGCACCACGCTGCCCAACTACAGATACTGTCCAGCTTGTGAACGTTCCGCTTCCACTAAATACATCTACGGTAACTGTGATACTGCTGTTAGCAGTAATTGCGGTGATAGGGCCATCCATGTAATAGGTTGGCGTAGAAACTGGGCTTATACGAACTCTTGTTCCTAGAGCAAGTGCTCCAGTAGAAGACATTGAAAATGTTTTTGCCGTTGTCCCCATAACCACTGATGATGATGAAGTTAAGTTGTCATATCCTATGCCATTAGCCCCGGTAATTCCCTGAGATCCAGTTGTGCCTTGTAAGCCTGTGTCTCCCGTGGTTCCTGTGGTTCCCTGAGATCCGGTTAATCCCTGAGGACCTATAGTACCTTGAGTACCTTGAATACCAGTTGTTCCTTGGGCTCCAACTGGGCTTATAGAGTCAAGCGAGCCGTCACCCTTTACATACTGGGCAGAAGTACCACCTTGGGTGATGAACTTATCTGCGTTGATGTACTGGAAGTAATCAATGGCGTTTGTTGTGCCACCAGTACCAGACGAAGCAACTAAGGTTGAATTTGGCTTATCGTATACGCAGTTGAGGATTGAGTAGAAGCCGCTCAAAACGACTGGTGCGACATTGTTTAGTGCGGAAGTCAGTAGTTGACAGTTTGCTAAAGTA